GTCTTCGTGTATGAAGCACAAAAATAAATAAAAAATTAATTTAAAAAACATTTTTTTAATTAAATTAATTAAATTAACTTTGTTCTAAAATCAAACAAAATGGCAAGACACATTAATCCGGATTCGGTTTCAAGCAAGGTTGCCGCTCTTGATGTGAATGGGGTTGTTGAATTTAACAATCCATATACTTCAGTAGCGGTAATGGTTTCCAATTTGAAGAAAAAAGAAGAACACAAACACAAAATCTTCAAAATCAATTTTGCTGATAACACAACACAGGTAACAAGAATTAGATAGGGTTTCAACTAAATCAATCCCCCAATTGGTATGCAATTTCTACACTTAAGTTCTTTCATAAAAAAGAAAGACAATTAATGATGAAGTTGCTACCAATTTTTTAAAACACAATGCTATGCACATACAAGTAATTAATTATCAAAAAACATTTAATCTAGGCAATTATTCTTCTGAACGTATTGGGGTTGAAATTGCAGTAAATGCAGGAGAAGATGCAAAAGAAGCTTTGGAAACAGCTAAACAATTAGTAGAAGAATTTCATAAGGAAAGCTTAAAACCAGCGCCACAGCAGGTTTACGAAGAACCTGTTCAAGTAATTAAAACACAATCACCACAAACTCTTGCTGAAAAAACAAAAGTGTTTATTGATTCTTGCAAAACTGTTGCAGAATTAAAAGCATGGGAATTGATGTGCAAAAACAAACCAGAGCTTGAAGAATATTATAATAAAAAACTAAAATTATTAAAATAATGGAATTCTTTAACACACTAATTCATTGCAGTAGCATTGGCAAATTGCTTACAGAACCACAACTTAAAGCAGACAAAGAAGCGGGCGAACTTTCTAAAACAGCAAAGACGCATTTGATTGAAACATATGCTTACATGAAGTATGGATTTAAAAAAGAAATTGACAACAAATACACAGACAAAGGCAATACTGTAGAACCAGAAGCAATTCATATGCTATCACTAACTATTGGGAAACCATTTGAAAAAAATACAAAAACATTTAGCAATGATTTTTTTGTAGGCACTCCAGATGTTATTGATGACACAATTGTATTTGACACAAAGTCAAGCTGGGATTGGATTACATTCCTTTCAAAAATTCCAGATAAATTAGATAGCGAATACGAAGCGCAAGTAAATGGTTACATGGATTTATTAGAATTAGAAAAAGCTTGTGTTGCATATTGCTTAATTGATACACCAGAGCATCTTAGACAATCAGCAAAATATGCTTTGTTAAGAAAGATGAATGTTATTAGTGAGGAATCGCCGGAGTTTATAAAAGAATGGAATGAAAAAGAAGCTAACATGATTTTTTCTAATGCACCATTGGAAGAAAGAGTTCTTTTGTTTCCGGTTTACAGAAATCAAGAACTAATTGACAAAGCAAAAGCAAAGGTTATAAAAGCTAGAACATTTTTACAAGAATTAGAATACAAGCATTTAAACTTCAATAAATGAAAGGCGCAAACATCATCAGTGCTATCCATCACTTAAAAATGGCAAAAGAACACTACGAAGATTTTATAAGAGAATACCCAGAATCAAGCGGCGCAAGATTGTTTTTAAGCCACATTAATAAAATTAATTGGATATTTAGGGATACCATAACGCATCCGCACGTATCACAAGGGGTCAGAGATGGCATAAAAAGGGAGATTTTAAGTGATGTCTTTGCAGTACCCGCCATAAATGAGAAAGTAGCTCTATTGAACCCAGAACAACGGGAAATGATAGAGGAAACAATAGACGCCATGCTTGCAGGAGAGGAAATAAAAATAGTAGATATCAGTGAGGATAATTCAAAAAATCCTTAATTTAGTGGAATGAAAGGCAAATTAAATAAATTAGGCGTTGCAAACAGCCTTTGGAACAATATTAGAGCTAAAGCAGGCTCTGGTAAGAAGCCAACAGCAGAAATGCTTGAGCAAGAAAAAAAAATTAAAGCAAAAGAGAAAAAATAATGCGCAGAACACCAGCTTGGACAAGGTCAGAAGGTAAAAATCCGAAAGGAGGACTGAACGAAAAAGGCAGAGCATCATATAATGCCGAAACCGGAGGTCATCTAAAAGCTCCTGTAAAGTCTGGTACCAACCCACGCAGAGTATCTTTTGCAGCAAGATTTGCCGGGATGAAGGGTGCAATGAAAAAACCCAATGGAGAACCCACAAGAAAAGCCTTAGCATTAAAAGCTTGGGGATTTAGTTCAGTTGCTCAAGCAAGAATGTTTGCTAATAGACATAAAAAATCATAATTTTATGCTATGGCAGTACCTTTACCATTTAATTTACCAAAAGGAGGCATATTAAGTGCAGCCAATGATAATATTCCTACTACAAACGCTTTAAAAAGAAGAATTGAGGAGGAAATGCAGAGGCGATATGCTAATAGAACTACTATTTCTCAATACACACCAAAAGCAGGCGACCAAGAAAGGTTTAATAAGCAGAAATCGCAATTGCTAGAAGAAAGCCAACAACCACTAAATAGAGCAGCTAGCAGTAAATATGCAGCAAATGCTATGAAAAATATAATAGAACCCGGTCTTGAAGCTGGTTTGCTTATAGAAGGTGCAGGTTTAGTCGGTAAAGGAGTAAATGCACTTGGAAAAAGATTAGCTGAAAAGCAAGCTTTAAAAAGAGCTGCAATGGGTGGTGCTGATGAATCTGCAGTAGCTGGATATACTATGAAAGATGGTAAGCAAACATTGTATAATATAAATGGAGATGAATTAGGAACTATAGACCAAAGCAATCAAATACCAACAGACCCTAGATTAAGAGGAAAAATAATGCCACTTAATCAATATAAGCCACCAATTACAGGAGAAGGCGCTCCATATTTAACTGATGAAAATGGAGAAAAAATAGCTGAAAATATTTTAAAGCCGGAAGATACAGGCAGAGATATAGCCGGAAGATATTTATATAATCATCATAATTATAATACAAATGATTTATCAAAATTAATAGATGAATCAAAAGATTACATTAAAAATAATCCAAACGATAAATTTATTCCTGAAATACAAAATAAAATTTCTCAATTAGAAAAAGGTGTTCAAAAGGACTTAAAACTTCAAGAAATAGCTAAAAAAAATAATAGAGAGTTTTTTGATACTGGAAAATGGAATTCTGAATCATATGTTGATGCACCTAAAAAAGACCAACTAGGAACTGTTACTACATCAAGTAATTTATGGGATATGGTTTTTAAATCAGAAGGTAAAATGAAACCATATACAGGAGCTGAAACATTATATTTTAATACAGGAGGCGAAGGGCAATTAGCTAGAAGTAGAATGATGCATCCAGATAAACAAGGAGGAGCTATTAATCTTATATTTGATAAAAATTCATTATCAAACGAAGGTATAGTACCAGACAAAACAGCTGGGGAAGTTACAATAACAAAAGATGTGCCATTAAAACATTTATATCCAGAAGCAAAATTAAAAGCTAAAGATATATTATTAAATGAAGCAGACTATAGAGGAATAAAATTGTCTGAAAAAGATTTAATGCAAATAGATAAATCATTAGGAATAAAAAAATAAAAATATGTTAGACAAGAAGAAAAAGAAAGCTGTAATGAGCAAAATGAAGCTTAAAGAACCCAAGCCGAAACAAGAAAACAAACCAAGTAAAGAAGTGGTTAACATGGCTTTTACTCAACCTCCAATGAGGACTCTTAAATATTAAGCAAAGCTCCGGGTTTTTTATAGTCACGCCTCCCTTAAAAAAGGAGGTTTTTTGGTTTATGATGCAAAATGATGTAACTTGCATCAAAATACATCAAAATGACAAAAAGAACAACCATTACACTAGGACAAGAAACCTACGAAAAACTTGTAAAATTAGCAGAAAGAAAAAAGTGGTCTTTGACTAAAACCGTTGAATTTATTTTGTTAAAATCTATAAAAGAACGTAGTGCAAAACCAGAAAATAATTCTTAATATTACCCCACAAACTCACGTCAGAGCAACACAAGGTGACTCAATTTTCTTCAGAATTCCACGCGAAAAATTACGCCCCGCCGGACTAAAAAGATTATTA